CTTTATTTGCCGTCTTGTTAGTTCGGCGTTATTGAATTAGCCACTGGACTCGTGACTATATTACGAGCGGTCTCCCGGTGCCGCCTGTCGCAATGCGTAGAGGGTTAAATCGAAGAGCGACTTCTGCTTAGTGAGTAAAATGATTTCCCACTTGTTCGGAGTACTATTTGTAGGGCAGGATTAGGGATTATTTCGTTGGCATGCTACGTTAAATCGGCCGACATTCTTATAGATCATTGACTCTAACTAGCAAGAAACCAATTTTGTTTTAGTTAGTGACTTCAATTACGACACAGCGGTACGCATTGTCGGTTGTAGTGCATATGTGCACCATTTGTTTTGAACTATCACTTTCTTAGCACGGTTCGTCACCTTGCTCGATATTTTAGATATCCTTGATTAGGCGGTTGTTAATCCGCTGGCACGTTGCTACTTTTGGTGGAGTAGTTTCGTCCCGTTGGAAGCACGGGTTGTACACACCAAATTTCGATCGGAAACGGTCTTAACTGGGTTAGTTGCCCACCAAACCACTCATGGATAAACACACTCTTTTTAAAACGGTTACGAAGTCTGGAGAGCAGAAGCGAGTAGAGCGAGACCAGCATCAGGTACGATGCGCGGCTGCCCGTTATAAGGCACTGCGCAAGATGATACCGAAGCGGTTGAGAGAACGCGAGATTGAGCGAGCTAGAGCTACTAAAGAGTTTGTCCATGAGTTTTCTGCACGTGAGGATGTGACTGAGAGCACAGACTGTACACACGAGCAGGCGCCAGGAGGCGCAGAAATTATCAAAGAGCAGGGTATGCTTGCCAATGCGGCTGTTGCCGCTGCGGGAGCAGCATCTTGCGCTCTGATTCAGACGGTTCGAGGCCTGGTCAGTAATACTAACAAGGTGGTTGAGAAATCTGAGACCTTGGTTGAGAAGGTGCATTCAGCCCTTGAGAACTTCGCCAAGTCCGTTAAGGATTTGGTTGGAGGCTTCTGGGTTGTTCCTGTTGCCATTGTGGCACATTATTTGTTGACGAAGTTGATTGATATCCCTTTGCTACCATTTTTATCTGGCCTTTTCTTGGCTAGATTGTTTGGCGTGCAGGTTTGGGAACAGCTTAAGGGGCATTTTGGTGCCGCAGAGCAGTCTGGGGACAGTGTATGCAGTTTCGGTGCCTTGTTATGTGCAGCGGTTGCAGCTGTTTGCGTTCCACCAAAGAGCGCTAGCTTTGTGACCGGTGAGCTTATCAAGCGTATGGGTTCTTACCCACGGGCTAAAGAAGGCTTTGAAGTCTTCTTTAAGGACGCAATGAAATTTGCTGAGAATCTCATCAATAAGGTTCTTGGCCTGTTTTCTGAAAAAGAAGTCAAGTGGGTTGGTGAGTCTGAGCGCATGGTTTCACAGTTTGTTTCTAAGGTTGATTCCTTTGAGAGCTTAGTTCGCTGCCAGGCGGACAAGGTGTCCCTTGAGGATGTCTTGGCGGCTGTTGACATGCAGCTCGTCGCCATTGGTTTGAAGACGACTGTGCGAGATCCGCAAGGACTCATACGCATTGAGAGAGCTTTGTCTCGTCTTAGTGTGTTGCTAGTGCCTTATCAGGGAGCTATTACCGCAGCTCGTAACTTTCGGCCTGAGCCCACTTTCGTGTGCTTTTACGGGAAGTCAGCTGTTGGGAAAACTACTTTGGTGACCAAGTTGGCCATCACCATTCTGGTGAAGTCTGGTTTGTGCAGGCCTGATGATGCTTTGCGCAACCTTTGGCAGAAAGGCAACACAGAGTATTGGAATGGTTATGTCAACCAGAAGTGTTTGATCATGGACGATTGCTTTCAGGTCAAACCTGTTAAGGGTGAGACTGACAATGAGTATATGAATGTGATTCGTATGATTGGCAACTGGGCTTATGCCCTGAATTTTGCCGACCTTGAGAGCAAGGGTAAGTTTTATTTTGACACACCCTTAGTGATTGGTACGACCAACTGCGCTGATGTCTACCACATTGCTGACGCGATCATTAATGATCCCGGTGCTGTCGTCCGTCGTATAAAACACGCTTATCAAGTTGTTGTTTCCCCGGATTATTTGACCTCCGAGAACAAGCTTGATTACCGGCGTGTGGCCTCGGAGTTTGCCGAGAACATACGCTTATTCGAGGAACGTCATGGTGGTCAACCGGCCGACATGGCTGACGTGATGGACATGTATCCTTGGGAGGCGTGGACGTTGATCGCCCATGATTTTTCTACTGGTTTGAGAGCCGGTGGTGAAAGGCCCGTACGCGGATTGATTGACGAGATTGTTGATGGTATCAAGTTGGCCAGGGATAGCCACAACCAGGAGATTGCTAACCAGGAAAAGTTTTTGCGCCATTTGGCTGCAGCAAAACCTGTTTCGACCGAGGATGTTGTCTTGCAGAGTGGCCTTGGCGGCCAGTCTAGCGTTGAGGATAGTTTCTCCACGCCCGAGATTGGTGATGCCCGTGAAAGCCTTCCTTATTTGCCATTTTCCTCTAAGCCGCCTGAGGGTTTCGATCTTCTTGAGCTTAATGAGAGAGATCGTAAGGGCTATAAGCAAGCACGGTATTTGAACCGTTGCAACGAGAAAGCTGAGCATTGGAGAGTTGGCAATTACTCGAAGCTGGGGGATCATATTCGCCATTTTTGGGCATGTGCCAACAGCGGTTTGGCCCGTTTTGTTTTTGGGGTTGATGACAGCCCCACTTACAAACTTCTTACTGGTGGTGCTATATGGCTGGCAACCTTTGCGCTGACCATCGGCGTTGTTAAGGCTGTGACCCACATGGTTTCTAGCCTTCTACGCAAGGTCAGGGGCACACCCCGTGGTGAACCCCAGAGTAATATCAAAAGCTCTGAGAATGCCCCGAAGAAGGTCTATTTCAAGCCCAAGATCACAAAGCAGAATGGTGGTATGACAGGTTCTTTGGAGACCAATCACGACATTGTTTACAAAAACTCTTACAAGATGATTGTGCGTGGAGTTAAGGAAACTTACGTCGTTGGACAAGTGCTTTTTGTTGAGGGACGTGTCGCCTTGATGCCATTTCATTTTCTCCGACAGCTGTGGGAGAAGCACGAGTCAGGCGATGTGATTGACGGAAGCATTGTCGAGCTGATACACGCTGGTAGTAACCACCGAATCAATTTGACGGCTTTGGCGCTCCTTGATGCAACACACGTGAAGGGCGATGGTATGGACGCTTGTTTTGTAGAATTCCCTAAGGGATCTATACAAGCGCGCCGTACTATCACACAGCATTTTCTAACGGCCGAACAGTACAATAGCGCCATCAAGGCGAAACCTGGTGTACGCTTGGACGTGTTGGATGAGAGCCCTATCAAGGGTGAGGAAGGCGTTTTTATACGCCGCACGTTTGATTCTAACTCGTTTGAGTTTATGCCCAAGCTGATGTCAGGTGGTTACGAGAATGAGCAGGTGCTCAAGTATTCCATGCCCACGAAAGAGGGTTATTGCGGTGCTCCATTGATGATATCCAACAACAAGCATTATGGTTCTGCTTGTTGTCTTGGTATGCACGTGGCTGGTTCCAGTGGGTTTTATACCCGATATGGGTACGCCAATGTCATAACCCGGGAGATAGTGAAGGCTGCTTTGGAGGCTATTGCCGATTACAAAGACGAGTTTTTCGAGGATTGTGAGGCACGTGGACATCCTGTTCAAGCAGAGTCTGGCTTTATACCAAGCTTCATCAAGGGCAGCTTTTGCTACCTTGGTAAAGTGGACAAGCCCGTGTCACTGAACCCGAAAACAAAGTTGAAGCTGTCACCTGTTGGTGAGATTCAGGCCTTTGGTGTCCAGGATGGCGCTCCGGCGCGTCTTAGACCGTTCTTTGTTGACGGGGAGCTTGTGTCCCCTATGGATTGTGGGCTGGAGGGTTATTCCTCCGAGCATACCTATAAACAGTTGCCGGATATGGACGCTATTGTGTCTCTTGCTACTAAGCCTTTTCGCGAGGCATCGATTTCTGATTATCGCGGTATCCTTACGAAGGAGGAGGCTGTTGTTGGCATTGAAGGCATGAAGTTGAAGCCCATTGCTCGTTCTAAGTCAGCCGGTTATCCTTACAATGTGAGGGTGAAAGGCGGAAAGAAGGAGTTCTTCGGGGACGGGGACGAGTTTACCTTTGATTCGGAGATGTGCCGAGAGCTGTTTGAGCGTGTCGACTACGTTGTCTCTAAGGCTGGTGACGGTGTGCGGGTTTCGCACATCTTTACTGATTTCCTTAAAGACGAGATTCGACCCATGCGCAAAGTAGAGACAGGCGCTACCCGTATTATAAGCGGGTGTCCCTTGGACTTGGTTGTCGCGGTGCGTATGTATTTTGGAGCTTTCATGGCTTCAATGTTTAAGCACCACACTCGCTCTGGCATGTGCCCAGGCATCAATCCCTATAATGAGTGGTTTGAGCTTGGTAGCCGCCTGTCATCTAAGGGTGATAAGGTATTTGACGGTGACTTCAAGGGCTTTGACAAAGGCGAGCAACCTTGGGTCCACCATGCCATACTGGATTTTATCCAGCAGTGGTATGGGGGTTCTGAGGTGGAAGCCCGTATTAGGTCCATTTTGTGGTTAGAGTTGATACACTCCCGCCATTTGGGCGGAGATGGTACGTGCCAGCAGCACGTTTATCAGTGGAATAAGTGTATGCCCAGCGGGCATCCTTTAACCACGCCCGTGAACTCTTTGTATTCTTTGATTACGTTGACCGCTTGCTATGTTCGCGCTACGCGCGACTATACTGGCATGTGGTCTCATGTATACATTGGCACGTTTGGTGATGATAACATTACGAATGTGTCTGACTCGGTGGCTGAAGTCTTTAATCAGGTCACCGTTGCCAGTATGATGCAGGAGTTGTTTGGGTTGGAATATACCTCGGGCAACAAGACAGGTCAGTTGGTTCCATATACAACATTGGACCAGTGTACCTTCTTGAAACGTCGTTTTGTGCGCGACAAGGAAGGCACGGGTGGCTGGATTGCGCCCTTGGAACTTGGTAGTGTGCTGTATCGCACCTACTATTTCAAGAACGCCCGCGACCCTTGGTCGGACATTTTGCACAACATGGAGGAAATGCTTGGTGAGCTTTGCCTCCATGATGAAGCCACGTGGGAGAAATATTTTCCCGTTGCCGTTGGTATTATGGAAGAGGTTCAAGCTGCGCCCATGTTTTTAACAAGAGCCGGCTACCGTACCATGATGGCCGATCGCATAGATGCGTGGTTTTAGGCATATATACGGAAGATAAGTAGGATAAATGACTGAACGTCTGGCCTACTTCTTCGTCAGGAAGCCTCACCCTTGCTTTTCAGCTTACTACTCAGGCTGAGTCAGAGAATGACGTTCCTGTGTAGCCTCTTGAGGTGGAGGCCCACAGTATACACCTCGCTATTGTCGATGTAGAACATAGGGATACTACAACCGAATGTAGTACTGTTGATGGGGTCAGTATAAACCCCATCCCTGAGCAGGTCGGTGTTGCCAACATGAGCAATGAGGCCTGCACGTCTGTTAAGGTTGGTACAACATTAAAGTCTTCTTTTGTGATGCCCACTGAGAACTACCAGAGTTTGCGCGATTATTTTGCGCGGCCCCGGTTGGTTCAGTCAGGTAGCTTGCCCACGACTCGTATATCCTTTATAAACTCTGAGGTTACGCCTACAGTTTTGTGGACGACCTGGTTTCCCAATGCTCTCACCCGTTTGGCTGGAGTGCACGGAGTCAGGTTTACTCTAAGGTTTACTTTGGTCACGGCTTCTACGCCCTTTCAGCAGGCCTTTCTGGCCCAGAGCTTCCAGTATGGCACTGATAATTCCAGTGCAAATGGCGACGTCAGCTTTAGACGGCTGTCCAATTCGGCGATGGTTACCAATTTGCCTCATGTTAGGCATGATATTGGTGAAACAACCATGTCTGTTTTGGAGGTGCCCTTTTTATATGCTTATGATTTCTTGCCTTTGTACTATGATGGCTCTGCTTCGACTTTCTCTTTAGGGGCTTATTCGGCTAACGCTTTGATGGCGTACAGGACGGTTACTGGTGCTGCCACTCCGACTTACAAGTTGTTTGTTTCTATACATGAACTTGAGTTGATTGGTTCTGCACCACAAGTGGCCACCACTGTAGTCACACAGAGCGGCATGGATCCCAAGAGACAAGAGAAGGAAGAGCTCAAAGTGTCAGATTACTTGCATGGAGCCGCTATTGGCATGACTGCAGCTGCGGCTATACCTGCCCTGACAGAGTTTGCTTTGCCTACTGCTATCTTATTGGAGGCGTCTTCTATGACTGCCAGGGCCTGGGGTTACTCTAGGCCACAGGTTGTAGAGCAGCCTACACGTGTTTATCGCAACAATTATGCTGCCGATTGCAATGTAGATTTGCCGTCCAATAGCTATGTTTTAGCTGCTATGCAGCGTAATGAGTTGAGAACTGATGCCTTTGCTGGCGGTACTGAAGTAGATGAGATGGCGTTTTCGTACATCTTACCTAAACCTTGCCAGATATTTGAGGGTGATATGTCAACCACCGACAGTGTTGGTGTTACGCTGTATTCGACAGCCATATGTCCTACTAATTTCTGGTTTAGGTCTAATAGCAACAGACCTGGTGGTAATATTGCTTTGCCATCCAGTTCGTCGTTGACCACCAATTGCTTTTACCCATCTACTCTGTGTTACATAGGTTCCATGTTTAGATATTGGAGGGGAAGCTTGAAGTTTAGGTTTACTTTTAGCAAGACTAAGTTCCATGGTGGACGTGTAATTGCCGGGTTTGTACCTGGAACTAGTGACGTGTTTAATAACGGTATTGTTTCTAACACTGTGCCAGCTATAGAGAATGGTGGTTTACCACAACCTTTTTCTTATTGCGAGGTCTTTGATTTACGCGATGCTAGTAGCTTTGAGTTTTCAGTTCCTTATATATCGCCTACACCTTATACGACCGTTACGGGATCCATCGGCGGGCTTACGCTCACCGTTTTGGATCCTTTGGTCACTACTGGTGAGACTGCGTCTAGTATTGATTTCTTGGTTGAGGTTGGTGCAGGCGATGATTTTCATTTTGCTTGCCCAGCCCCTCCCATGCTTTCACCCGCTTCCAATACAGGAACGGGTTTGGTTTTTACGCAGTCTGGTATGGGTGGAGTTTCAGAGTTGCCTTTATCTGTTGATGAGCATGTTGTTGGTGAGACCATTTTGAGTTGTAAGACTCTGATGATGATACCCACCTATGTCAATTTGAATGTGGCTGCTTCTAGCACTACCACTAGCGAACTTTGGCCTTTTTGGACCCGGAGTCGTTGGACTATGGCTACGCCTATGCCCACAACTTCGAGTTTGCAATTTGCCTTTTCCCGTAGTGGAAACATTGCAGCTTGTTATGCTTTTGTTGTTGGTAGTACTGAGCACCATATATATAGTCCTGTTTCTAATGGTATTATTATTAATGCTTACGCCAATGAGCGCGACGGTAATGCTGGTGCCGGGGCGAGCGACCCTAGGTCCAGGGGGCAATCAGGCAAGCAGAGGGTCATCACTACTGATAATTCTTTGCATTTGCGTGTTCCCCAGTTTGCTCGTGTTTCCCGCGTTCCAGTTAATACGTCTATGAAGGCGTACAATACTACTATTAGTCTTGGTACGTTTGCCGGTGGTGTTGACAAGTACATTAGCAATTTTAACCAGTTCACTTTCACTAATGCCACTTCTGGCACCGTGAACTTGACATATGGGAGGGCTGCTGCAGATGATGCTCGCTGTGTTGGGTGGTTAGGTCCACCCCCAGTTGTTCAGTTTCAGTCGTTGCAGTCAGTTTCCCC